ATATTCATCGTTGATTCTAAATATCTTGGGGATAATTATGTTCCTGAGATGATGTATTATACTGAGGTCCCTGCATATATCGAGATGTTGAGGGAGATGAAAAGAGGAGAGGATTGTTGTGCTGTTAATGATTATGAAATGTATGGGGGCGATTCATTTTTAACTTATCTTGGCGGGAAAAAACTTGGAATTTCTGAAGAAATTGACTATTGGAAGAAATCCCTTTATCTTACTAATGGTGAACCTGTTTCTCCTGAAATGGTTTTGTCGTTATCACTAAACGCTGATTTTCATAATATTGGTATTTATACAGTGACTGATGTTATCTCGGATAAGGAGGAGAAAGATAGATACATTATAAAACACACAATCACTGAACCAAGTAAACTTAAGTATCTTCGCCATAGTAAGGTAAGTTATTGCGAAAGAACGGTTGATGGAATTACTTTTGATGAAGAATTACCTGTTGTATTACTTGAAAATGAGGATGGAGAGAGTTTGACAATGACAAATCCTTATATGATTGGTTATCCAAAAAACACTTCCACTGAAATAATTGATGATGAGGTGGTGATATATGGGGATATGATTTTTGATATTCAGACAGGTGAAACTACAGATATTATCAAATATGTAATTGGTGGCAGGCTTCATTATGATGATACAACAAAGATTTGGAGTTTTGATGAAGATGGTTTTGAACGTGGTGAGATGATAGAGGGTGTTGTATATGTAGAGGAAATACCTTTTCGCATGTATGATTACAGCAATGACCCTGAAAGACGATATATAATGCTTAAAAATGGTGTCGAGGTCAATGCTTTCAATGATAAAACCTTAATAAGTGGTAGTAAAGAAGTTAAAATTTATGATATCCCTGATGATGGTATTGCTACGATTAGTTTTTATACTAATACTAGTAAAAACTCTGATAATGAGGATAAGATTATACCTTATACGGGAAATACGGAGGATATATCAAACAACATCATTATAATGGAAGACTATAATTTTGGTAGGTCTGAAACGTTGATAGAAAATGTTGATGATGTGGTTATTGATAGGGGATTCATATCGGCTTTTGAACTTCATTATAAAATGGGGGAAGTTAATACAATGAGTGATATTGAAAATTATTCGAATAATATTTTTGGACTTTAGGAGATATGAGTGGAATATATGGAACAGTAAAACCTGCAAATATCAACATCAATAAGGATGTTGAGATTTTCTATAGTTATAAACCTGATAGGAGTTATGATAGTACAACTACTTTCAAGAAATTGGATACATCTAATCTTATTAAGGCAACAACTGATGGCATGGTAAATATTGATGGCCTTTATAACATGAAACTTCCGTTATCTATTTTCGGTAGTAAGGGAATATATACCATTTATATTAAGCCAAAGGAAATAGAAATCCCAATTTATGCAGTTTCAAGTCTTCAGAATTATTCTGATATTCGTGGTGTTATTTTTGAGGCTGATAAACTTGATTCAAGCCTTAATGTTGATAATGCTTTGGTAGGTTATAGAATACAGTATGGAGATGTTGAAGAAGAATTCACACGTATAATAACGTCGAGTAATAAATGCTATGTTGTGCCTACTGCAGGGCAAACTAAATTTGCTCTATATACCAATTCAGGAAATGCGGGTTCGAGCAATGGTAAATTGATTTTTTGTACAGTAACCCCTTCAACAGCAAATGGTTTTACTGCTAACCTCATGCCAAGTATTGGCGAAGCGGGACAGGTTGTACGTATTTCCAACACTAAGTTTAATCCTGTTATGTTTGAAATAGAAATGGTTGACCATGATGCTGAGACTCTTTCATATATGTTGGAAGGCGACCAAGTGCGTAATCTTGACAATGGTACGTTTACTGTTTATAACAATGACCATGAAATCTACAAACAGTATGAGACTTATACTGTTAAAACAAGGCTTGGTAAACCTCTTTATGATATTAAACTTAATAAAAACAGTGTGGATACCTCACAGAATTATAATAACATAATTGAAGCCGAAGAGTAATGGCAAGAAACCGTTTCATGAAGACTCGAAGCAATTATACAATAAAACAATTGCATCAGTCAACAAATATTGGAAATATCTATGAAAGGGATTGGATGACCATTTCCGACTTGAACACATATGCACCGGGAAGTCTTCCTGCATATGGGCTTAACGGTTTCAAAATGGTTATTGATGATGGAATCAATCTCAAAAAGAAACATCAGTATGGTTCGTGGCTTAAAAATGAGTCATGTGATACCGTTAGTACATATTGGTCACTTAAATGTATGGGTGAGGATGAAACCCTCGCAACTACAAACTTTTCAAGAACACTCTTAAAGCCAAATTATACATCACTTCTTGATTTTGCTTATTATGGCTCTGCTGAAAAATTGGTGGAATCATCAGTGCGTGGGATAATCAATCATTTCCCCGGTGAGATTTATCTTATGGATACTCATGTGGATTTTGATGGAAGACGATTATACAATGTGGACAATCCATTTAATATAAACATGGATGCGATTGTTTTTCCTGATGAGAAAATTGATGAACCTTTACGAATTTTCAGTAGTTCTTATGAGGATTATGTAATCCATAATGGTTCACAGATGGGACCGCTTACATGGACTCGAAACCTCATGGGTGGAAATGATTGCACTATGAATGGTACATTATTGTCAATCATAGACCTTGGCGCCCCTTTCGATGGAAATAACCATGTAATTCTTTATTATTACAATATTAATGGGGAGAAACGCCTTTTCCATGATGGCACATATCAAAATGTTTCGATTCGTCCTAAGAATAAGGTGATAAATAAGTTTTTTAACGACCTTGACGATTTTCAGGCAGCAATTCTTAATAGGAAGACAGGGTATTCAATACTATTAGATACGCCTATGGAGACCAACAGGGGAAATGTGAGTTATCGTAAGGCTTATGCGTGGCCGAAAACTGGTAATGGTGATTGGAATATAGATATTTCAAGTGTACGTTATAAAGAATATTTGGAATCGTTGTTGAACATTGCCAAATTTTATGATGAATACTACACAAATAATATATGGCGGTCAATGACCCATGAGGCGATTGTTGCATATGATTGGACATTAACAAAAGTCAACAAAGATGGCGTGTCTGAAGAATATGATTCTCCTAATTCACAGAGAATAAAGGCTTTTATGCATGTTGTCGGTAGGGAATTTGATGAATTGAAGAGATATATAGATGGTGTTTCCTATGCGAATGCTACCACCTATGATGAGGCGAACAACAACCCTGACATGTTCCTGTCTGATAGCCTTACTAACTATGGATGGGATGTTCGTATTCCTGTCCCTACCAAATTAAGCAAATATGAAACTTCGGCGCTTTATCCGAGTCATACGACAGGATATACAGTTCAGGATGCCAATTATGAATTTTATAGACGCCTTCTTTTAAATTCAGGTGCAATTCTTTCGGCAAAGGGAACTAAAAGGTCAATTGAAATGGTTCTTGCTCTTTTTGGATATCACTCTCTTAATTTTGTGGAACATTCGTTCCATGATATTTTCAGAAATGGGGTGGTGAAAACTGTACATTGGGCTGATATGACTGAGGATGAGAGAAAGGATATTTTAAGGAATGTATATGACATAACTGAGTATGTTTATGTTGCTGATGAAGATAGCCTTTTATATAAAGAGGGGGCTGCAGATTTGGTAAGAGGCGTAAACTCAACAAAAGTATCGTTTGATTCCGATAATGCTGATGATTTTCAGGGGTTACCTGTTCGTGAGGTTGTGACAATGACGCAAGAACCAATTAAAACGGGTATTGCTTACCATGATGGTAAAATTGTGGAAGGCATAACAGTTGGGTATGAAAGTAAAGAAGCCAATTATCTAATACCTTGGTTTGACCGCAATAAAGATTATGATACAGACATTTATTTTGAATCCAAAGGTGGGTGGGGGCTTACGGAGATAAAGACAACCACAGTTCCTGAATATGGTGATGTCTACATTGAAACCACAGAGGAATTGAAAGTTTATGATGAAGGTGTTAAATATCTCAGGTTTCAAGATAAGATTTCTGACCTTCTGAATATCGTGGGTGAATACCCTAAGACTAATGATGTCTATTATGTATATGACATTACTGAACAAGATAAGTATGATTGGGGACTTATAGGAGAGGAACCCCAACCAACAATGTCTCATTATTTCATCCTTAAGGATACGGCATATGATGAGGTTTTGGGTGTTATCAGGGATGAAAATGGTAATATGACCATTGAAAATGATGGGGAATATTTTAATGAAGAAGGGGAACTTGTGGATGACCCAACTAACGAGCCCGGATATCCTAACCTTAAATGGAGAAAATATCCAACGAGAAAATGTGGTTGGAAGAATATCAGTGAGGAAGAATTGAAAGAAGGTAAGACAAGGGATGCTCAAAAGGTTTTCTACCTTGAAAGTATTGTTGAAAACAATCTTGGAAATGCGCCTCACTCAGGTAAGGGTGAATATGATGACGGAGAAGAATATAAAGTATTCTTTGAAGATATGTTCAAACCTGCAAGGGATAACGAAGAATTCGATTATGTCGATGATAGAGTACTCCCGTGGACAGATTCCTTTAATTGGGAAGGTATGGAAAATCTTAGTGGTCAGACAATTGGTTTTAATATGAAGAAAGAAATCGACAATATTAAATGTTGGTATTTTACTGATTTGTCAATGACTCACAACCTCCAACTTCTCTCTCATGTGGGGGGTAATAAATATGATGAATTGGGTCATGAGGTACCGAGTGTTGGAATCGGAGACTCACCTCGTTTCTATGAAGACCGCAGGGACGAAGGGGATGGTTCGACAGGCCTTTTCAATAGCAGGCAATACCCAATAATGACTCCATATAATATGGAGGGTGGTTCAGTAGATGATGAAGCGGCGGCTAATTCAATTATAAACACAAAAGCGTTATATATTGAATTTATCCCTGATTTACAGGCGCCGAACAGCATGTATGAGTTTATAGATGACTCAGCAATGCATTATGTTAAGCAAATAATCCCTTCAACGACGATATTTAAGTATAAGGTACCGATGACGGGATGGGATGTATTCTGTTATCATAGAACTTATTTACAATCAGCAATATTAAATAACGAATAAGATAAAATATATAATACAATGGCAGTAACTTACGCTTGGAGACTCGACTCCAATAAATATGCATATATTCTTCCACCATACAAGTTAGAAGCATGTACGGGGCCTAAAACAGAAAATAACCCTGAAGCGAAGTATAGTTTGGAATATGGTTTCTTGTCGAACACCCCTTTAACCGATTACTTTTTACGTGCTGTGGGAACTGCGGCTGAGGATAAATTTGGCAAAAATTCTGAAGGGGGGCTTGCAGCATATCAGGACGCATTTGATGCTATGCTGGCTAAAATATCCGGCGCAACAAATGGTGCTCTTACTCAAATTGGGGAAAATGAAATTACTACAATTTCTGATTGGAAGGGTTTGGGGAATGCCGATATACTTAGTGCTGACGTGTATTTTAATGTGGATTCTGAAAATTGTGCTGATTTAAGGGGTGTTGGTATTAAAGGAACTCGTTATCTTGGTTCTATCAAAGATGATAATAATAATGGGGTTGATATTAATAGTGTGACATATCAGGCTGCAAGTGAAACTGTACGAGCCGGTATGCCGGGGTATATTGACGTGTATGGTATATATATGGAAGATAATCCTGCGATGGAAGACCCTAATTCAGGAGTAATAAAAAATGCTCCTGAATATATGTTTGTAATCAGGAATGGTAAAGATGGGGCTCAGGGACCTCAGGGAGAAAAGGGGGATGAAAATACTAATGATTTATCAGAATATGCTAAGAAAACAGACTTAGAGGCTTTAAGTAAGCGCGTGGATGATTTGGCAGACGAGATATCGAAACTTGATTTAGAGACAATTCTTCAGCGTATTGGTAATATAGAAGGTCTGTATAATACTTTACTAAATGAGTTTGAGCGGCTTAAATCTTACGTTGATGACCTTAATGAAAAAATCGATAATAGTAATAATAATGATAATAATGATGGGCCAACCACTATCGTTGGTGGTGGAAGTAAAATAGAGATTGTACCACTGGGTGATGTTTCAGGCGATAGAAATGATTATGATTATGAGGAAGGTGCCACGGAAGATGGGGATATTGATGGATGGTATGGTGAACCTGTAAATGATAAAGTATTTCATCTTTTAGGATATCTTGAACAAGACGGATATCTTAGTGTAGATGGTGGGGGGCTTCGTGAAATGCCGGAGGTGACAAGACTTTATTCGCTCCCTAATATTGGAGTTACGCTTAAGGGTGTCACTTTTGGTGTTGAGAGAGAAATGGATTTATATGTTAATGGTAATACTCACATTGAAGGGGATGCAGTGGTGATGGATAATATTAAAGCTAAAAACTTGATTGCCTCAAATAAATCATATGTAAAAGAAGGTTTTTATCAAGCAACTCCAGAAGAAATAGCAGAAGAAATAGGAGAAGAAGTACCAATTATTGAGGAAGTTGAAAAGTATAATGAGTTTTCAACTGACCCAAGTGAAAATAACTAAGTTAATAAGAAAAAGCATCGCCATGGCGATGCTTTTTTATTTTAAGAATTTTTCTTCTTTGCTTTCTTAAGTGCCTTTTCCTCAGCCTTGCGTTTCTTTTCTTCATCTTCTATCTGTTGAAGAGTTAATGCAGCAAGTTCAAGTTTCTGTATGATGATATCCTTATACTTATGGTACATTCCGAGAGAGACTGTAATTGTTGGTTCCCCACCAATTACAACTTTATCTTTTTCCATATCATAGTGTACTGGAGCGAGAGCGTTTTCTATCCAAAGACGCTTTGTTTGGTCATCCACGAGGTCAAAGGCTGCTTCATATATTGAAATGACAACAACATCTTCCATGTCAAGGGCAAGTTCAACAATTTCATTTGCTTTCTGAACCTTTGTAACTTCTTTCTTCGATTTCTTAATATTAAAAACCTTGAATTCAACGTAACCACTTAGGTCGGTACGTTCTTTAACAACTTCTTTTACCAATTCCTCATATTCGGGGCTTGCTACTGTTAAATTTTTCTTTCCCATAATTTTTATTTCATTTAATGTTGCAAAGATAGGTTTTAATAGGGAAAAAAACAAATTTTTTTGACGAAAAAATGATATTTATAGTGTGTTTGATAATTTATTGATATTTAAACGTTTTAGTGATGTCTGAAATCAAAGAAAATAGCAAAGAAATAACTAATAATACACTTTCGAGGGAGGAGTGTATTCGCCGTTGGCATGAGGCGGGAATTGAGGCCCGTAAACGTAATAAGGAAAAGAGGGATGCTGAGCGTTTAGAACATGAAAAATGGCTTGAGGAACATCCGGAAGAGGCCGAAAAAGAGAAGGAAAGAGAGAGGGAGAAACGGAGAAAATCGCATGTAAGGAGAAGAGGGCGCCCTAAAAAACGAGGTCCTAAGAAGAAAAGACGATATATTCCCAAAAAGAAGAAGGAACGTCGTAAAGTTTATTGTGATTATAAGATAGTTGGGGTTTTGAATGGGAGCCAAAACGAATATATAGGGCAATTCATAAGTATTGAAGACGCTTACGAGTGTTTTCATGCTCTTGAAAAATCAAATGATGAAGTTATTTTTAGAAGAAAAGTTATTAATGCTGGCTCCTTAAAAGATAGTCGCGATGAATATCTTCTTCTTAAGAAAAATAGGAACGGGGATTTACAGAATACCAAACTCAGAAATGAATATGGGAAACTCGTTGAACATATAACAAATCACCCCAAATGGGTTGTTTATGACAAATGCGAACGTTTTGTTGAAGAAACTTTTTGGGTATATGGTCATTGCCCGAAAACGGACAGGAAAACTTTTAAATGGATATTTGATAATATGATTGTTGGTGGGCTCGTTAGAGATTATGATATTGAACGCATTCTCATATATAAAAACAAGATTATAATCAAATATGATGACGGAAATATGGGTATTGTCATCTGTAAGAATACTTCTGATGCGATGCGTTTCTATGACCTTCTTCAGACGTGGTGTAAAAAAATGCGTCAGATTTTTTTCTTAGGCTCTTTTGATAAAATTTCCGATAGGAGGAGAGAACTTGAAAAAGAACTTATTGAATATACAGGTTGGTCGAAAGTTAAAATACAAAGAGACTCGACAAGAGCCTAAACCTTTAAAATAAAAGGATATTTATAGAAAACTATTTTTCAATGTTTGGTAATATAAAAAAGAATAATGTCAGGGGCCTTGGGCTTAAACTGAGAAACGATGAATATTATGATTTCATGCTTTATAAAGGTGAGTGTTATTCGGCTTACGATTTCTCGTCTTGTATTGTTATGGGGTTGGATGCTAAGAACATTGGAAAAGATGGGTCTTGGAAATCGTCATATATGTGGGGTGAGGCAACCACATCTGACGTTCTATTAAATAATATCGGTTATACTGGTGTTGACAACGGTCTGATAAAATTTGAAAAAGATAGGATTACTAACAAAGAGTTCCTCGATGTTTTCACAGGAAGCAGTTTTACTGCATCAGGTGGAGCAATAACTATGTATCCAATAACAGGGAATACATTAAGATATTCATATCCTTATGAGGCCAATGATGATTTTGTTTCACTTAAAGGCGGATTTTTTCAAGGTTTTTATAAAATTGAGGGGTCTGATTACCAAATCTTGCCTAATGTAATTGAAAGTGATTGGAATTTTGAGATTACGTTACGGAGAAGGGATTATGAGGTGGGGGATGACACGTTAGTCTACAGATATCCAAATAATAAAGGAATTTTCTTTTATATGGGTACAAGAGCCGAAAATAAGTTTTCGGTTTACTATGGTGTTGATGAGAAGGAATTTGTAAGTAATTCGGGGGATGATTATTTTGCTGAAGGCGGACCAACATATGAAAATATGTGTGGTGGGGAATATCTTTGTGCAAACAAATCTGTGGATATAATAAAGGATACCCCTTTTGATTCCGATTATTTTGGTGAAGAAATGGAATACAATACCAATGTATGTGGTGAGGATGATTACTTCAGTGGAGATTATTTCGATAAAGGATGTCCTGATAATGGGCTTGCTCTTGATGGGGAATATTTTGAAACGGATGTTGATATTAATGATGATACACTTAAAGGTTTGAAGACAAAAGATGGATATTCATTATCCCAACAAGAAAAAGATACACTTATAACTGATAATAAATTTTTGTTGTTCAATAGGACGAAAACAGGTTATACAACAGATACATGGGATAGTACAATTGAAAAAGTTAAGTTCGTTGATGTCCCAAAACCTGAAACTGAAAATAAATTCTTATTGTTCAACAGAACAAAAACAGGTTATACAACGGATAATTTCAATGAGTATGAAGTTGGAAATAAGGACCAATATGATGTTCTTAAGGACTTGAAAGAAAATGCTTTTGCTGTTAAGATTGATGAGGATGGCGCGATAAGTTATCGTTACGCAATAAATGATTGTGATTCTGAGAGTGGTTACAGCGTTCTGAGTGAAAGGAGTGTTACGGGTCTTGTTAAGGTGGATGAATGGGTAACTATTAATATTAGAGTTTCGATATTAGGTTCTGATGGTGTTGAATGTGGTACGGGAGTGGGTGACAGAAAAATGAAACTATATTTTTATGTAAACGGTAATCTTGTTCTTGTAAGTAAAGAACTCCCTGAATTTAGATTTAGAGGTCTTGATGAAATTCCTGAAAAACAGGAGGCGGTTCCTTATAATATTTCTATTGGTGGGGGTACTCAGGGGCTTGTTGATGGAATATGGTTGAAAGACATTATCGTATCCGATGATTATTTCCCTTTAATGAAAGATTTTGGTGGTAGTTTCATTGGTGATATAAAAAGTTTTAGATTTTATAATTGTTTCCGCAATTATCCTGATATTCGCAACTCGGTTTTGGCTTGAGTTTACTATTTATAAACAAATAAGGCGACGAATAATATTCAATTAATAATAATACAGTATGGCTACACAAAACGGTGTTATATACTATAAGCTTGACCCACGAAACCATTATGATGGTGATGTTACGAAAAATTGTGGTTTGAGCGGAGGTGAAATCGATGGCAACTTCAATTTCCTTAGGGGATATGATATTGCTGATTTTGAAGTATCAAAAGATAAAACCGAACTTACGATTATACGCCACAATGGTGAAAAACTCCCGGTTAACATATATAACCCAAATCTCTATCAATTTGAGTATGATAAGGTTAATGGGGTGTTGAAAGTTACTATGGTGAAAGGCGATGATGGTGAACCTGTTGTTGTAAATGAGGTTGAAGGTTTTCTTTCTGAGAAAAATTTCCATGTTTATGGGAATCCTACAATTACAGGTGACGGTACGAGATATCGTCCAATACAGGTTTCTTCAATAGCAAAGACCGGAACATATCAACCTGTGATTGATATTCTTGATACAATTGAAGGGAAAACTATTCCTATTAAGGGAAATACAAAGGGGGACCGTTATGTAACGAAGGAAAAAATTAGTTCTTTCGGGCTTCTTTACCCTCTTGATGGCATTGAGGCTATACAGAAACGCCTTGAAGAAATAGGGAGTGAATGGCGAGTACCTACAAAGGCGGATTGGGACCAACTTCTTAATATAGTAGAGGATTGTCCTCAGGATAAGACGCATGATGATAAGAGAAATCCCGCCAATGAATATCTTGGTGTAAATGCTGGTAAGTATCTTAAATCTAATGAACTTTGGGAACCTATCTACAGAAAGATTCGTGAGGATGAAGATTTTGTTGAAGGTGAACGTTATGATTATGTGGATGGACAGTATATACCTAATGAAAATGGGGCTTATGTTAAGGAACTTTATTCTGACGATAGATTTGGTTTCGGTATTTATCCTCTCGGTTTCGGTGAAAGAAGAGGTATAAGTACAATAGGTGGTTTTGGAAAATGGGCTGCTTTTTGGACATCTTCAGAAGAAGATACCAAAAAGGATATGTTCGTTAAGGTTTTTTCAAACGATGAATGTGCTGTAGAGCAGAATACATGGGGTCGCGATTGTTACCTTAGCCTTAGACTTGTTAAAAATTATAATGGTACTAATCTTTATGATACTGAGGTAATTGATGGTAATACGGTACCAACAATTTATATTGATGTTAAGGATGGTGACCGTGAAAAATACGATACTACCCTTATTTGGACAAAAGAAAACATTGGTTTCAATAATAAGGAGTTCGGGGGTGTCGTTTCAAAAGAATGGGAACCTCATTTGGAAAACTATTCCGATATCAGATACTATGTAAATGATTGGGATGGCACAAAATGGGTAAAACACGAACTTCATGAAGGTGAGTCGATTGTAGTCATTGAACATGATGATATCAGAATGCATGAGTGGCGTCTCGTTGATGGCGAATTTGTAGATACTGCAGAGATGGTAAAGGGTGAGTTCGGTGAAGAACTCGCAAAACTTGATGCTGTAATCAAAGAGGTCTCAGGTAGAATTGATGCCTTAGATGATAGAATGGATGTTGTTGAAACTTGCATTGCTGATGTTGAGGAGAACATAAAGAACAACGAATCTGAAATAAAAGTTCTTGATGAGAAAATTGAACTTGAAAAAAGTGAGAGAATTGCAGCAGATGCTGTTCTTGATGGGAAGCTCGTTGCTAATGAAGAAGGCTTATTGAAAGAAACTGAGGCTCGTATTGATGGGGACATGGCCCTTGATGACAGGATTGATTCTGAGGAGAAACAGAGATATGAGGCAGATGCTGACCTTCAGAGGCAGATAAGTGAAAATAAGGTTACCCCTGCTGATGATACACTTGTGATAGTACCGGGTTTTACCGATGAAAATGGTGCCGTTGAAGGGGCTAAAATTTCGGTGAAACTTCCATTAGGTGGAATGATAAAGTTTGATGAGGAAGGACTTTATTTTGATGGGGACTACAGTTTCGGGGGAAACATTATAACTGAGTAAGAAGAAATTAATATATCATGAAGAATAGATTACAATTTAACTATTATATGCCTGCTTCTTTCCCTTATACAAGGGAAAAGGCGGTGCTTTTCATAGAAAATCTCTTCAGTAAGAATACAAATTCTCAAACTTCCCTTCCTGCTGAGCCTGTTGTTGTCTTTTATGGTGAAACAGCGGAAGAGTCGACGCCATTGATTGGTATTGGACGTGGTGGTGATGGTAAGGATATTCTTAATAATATGCCTTATTATCTGATTGACTATACAAAGGCGATTAATGACATTGAAACTCTTTTTGGCAATGTAGATACTTTAAAAAAAGAGGACGAGAAACTTAATCTTGCTATTGCTGAAATTAACAATAATATTGATGAGATTAAGAAAAATGCAATAAGAATTGAGGAGAAATTTGATTCGGAAGTCAAGAGAATAGATGAAGCAATCGCCACAGAAATATCAAGAGCAACGGGGGTTGAAGATGAAATCAAGGGATTACTCCATGAGGAATCCGACCGTGCAAAAAGTGCTGAAAGTGACCTTCAGTCTAAGATTAATGTTAATAGAACATACGCTGAAGGAGTTGACCAACGTCTTTCTGAAACAATTGCAAGCAACACAAATGACCATACCGAAATAAGAACTGCAATAAATGCTGAAGTTGGGAGAGCGACAAGTCGTGAAGATGCGTTAAGTGGTGAAATTGCTGCAGAATCATCAAGAGCGATGGGCGCTGAGCATGAAATTAGTGATAGGCTTTCAATCGCGATTGCAAATATTGACTCAGCCAAAGCAAGTATTACAACTAATAAGGTAATGTCAACAAATAAAACCATTGGTGTTGTCGCTACCGATGGTGTTGGAACTGACCTTTCTGTAAATGTTGACCAAAAGACTATTGTTATTGATGCATTAACAGGTAAACTTAGTGTTGACGCAAACGAAATTAGACAACCAATTAGTTCGGAAGATAAAGTTCTGACAAATGATGAAAACGGTCTTTATGCTCAGCTTTCATTGATGTGGGTGAAATCAACAGACGGGGCCGCCAATGATGAAATTCAACTCATCGGTAAGAATGGTCTTGTAATTTCAAGAATTGATGTTGCGGATTTCATTAAAGATGGTATTCTTAATGGGGTTGAACTCATTGATATTGATGGTGTTAGTTATATTCGTTTTACTTTCAATACGGGGGAGGTAATTGACCTTAATGTGAAAGACCTTATTGATGTTTACAAGGCGGGTGACGGTCTTCAACTTGTTGACAACGTTTTTTCAATCAAGAGGGATGCAACTTCAGAGAATTTTCTTACAGTATCACCTGACGGTATAAAGGTATCGGGCATACAATCTGCAATTGATGTTGCTAATGTTGGGCTTGTAAATGCAATTGATGCTGTTGATGCGAAGGTTGAAGTGCTTAATGGGAGTCTTGAAACTCCTGGTTCGGTAAAACAGATAGTTTCACAAACAATCATAGCAAATGAGGTGACTGATATTACTCCGGAGAATGTTTCGGGACAAACTCTTCTTAGACGAGTTGCAACTTCAGGCTCAATTTATGCTTCGAACAGGGCAGCCGACATTGTTTATGTTGGGGCAGATAGTTCGCAGTCCAATGTTAATGTAATTCTCACAAAATTGCTTGAAGAGAATGCAATTCTTAAGGAAAAGGTTGCTGTTCTTGAAAGTAATGAATATAAGGAGGCTCTTTATACGGAATTTGCAAACAGAATTTACAATTCAATTAAGGGCACAGCACTAGAAATTGGTGTTAAGAAAACTTATGACGTAACAGATGCAGTTAATGGTCTTGAAATAGGTTTTGCTGATGACGCTGTTTTCCAAGCAGGTGCTTAATATTAGAGAAAAACGTTTAAAAGAATGGCTTTTAACAATCACATAGGAATTTATGCAACAATGGAGGAGTTTCAGGCAAATGTTAACTTGCTTGAAACCCCTTGGGTTGCTTATGTGGGAACCCCCGGGTCTCCAGACTATAAAGTTCTTTACCCAAATGACCTTGTTGTAAAGGATAATGCGGGTGTTAATATTGCTGAGGAAATTCTCAGACTTAAACCTGTTATATGTACTCAGGATGAGTACGATATTCTCATTTCTGAAGGTTCAGGATATGTTACGGGTGCTGATGGTATTACCAATGGTCCTGTTGATTATAATCCTGAGGTATACTATTATACTTATGATGCCACTGAGTTGGAAGAGGAGGAAGCATGATTTATAGAAATGGCATAGAATTAACGGGGCTTAAAACTCCTAAAAAAGAAAGTATTGGTAAAGGGCTGACCGTACAGGCAATTTATTATATGGGGGTAGTCCTCTATCAGGCAATACGTTCTTGTTTTGGTAGCGGCATTTGGGTGAATACCAAAGGTTGGGCCAATGATGAGGCGTGGAAAAATTAAAGATAAAAACATACCAATTATTATATGGCAAAGAAATTTTGGGAAGGCGAAGTAAATATGTTGACCGATTGGGGTGGTGATGCCTCTACGGGTAATCTCCCTCTTTCAGGAGAAAGAGTACAATCTTTCATTAAAGAAAGCATTAATTCTAAAGTAGGTTATATTGGTGAGGTAAAGACGACTTCAGGTGGTTTCTACGTTCTTTGTAGGGATGCTGAAGTTTTTGCTGCTTATCAGGAGACCATTACTGAAGATGCCCCATTTGGAGACCTCACCCTTGATGGTGTTGTGGGTCGTTTTGACGCTCCTTTTAATTACACGATGAAAATTGAGGTCCTTGAACCCGAAGGCGGTTATAAGTCCGCACTGGCCGGGTCTACAGGAAATGTGATTCGTTTTAAGGCTGAGACACAGGATAACTCAGGGGCTCCTCAGCAAGAGGGTGTTACAGTTACTTACCGTATCAAGAACGGTAGTGGAGTTGAATCATCACAGACAATTATTTACCCTTATAATCAGATTTCGGATGGAGTGACATATAATCTTGATGGAAGAATATCTGCAGGCGAAAATGTTGTAACAATAACAGTTGTCGGTGAAAATACGGGTATTTCAAGTATGCGCCGTATCACATACAACCTTTTGGATATATATTTTACTGATAGGTTTGATATTACGAAACGTTATGCGTTCGATTCGACTGGCGTCCTTTCAATCCCTGTGGGATATGACCTTAAGGGTGTCGGTGAAACCACTGTTTATTATTATTTTGATGGGAATCTTCAAGGTGAATATAAGGAAAGTAATGAAAATCCTGTTATCAATAATGCAAACAAGAATTTTGTGTTCACAACACACGATGCTTGGATGAATATCGGCCTTCACACTCTTCAGATGTACATGAAGTGCGTTGATACCGAATCAAAGGAAGCATTCTACACCCCAATTTATTATAGGGAATTTATTGTTGAAAACACTCCTACCGAAATTGAAACCCCTTATATAACAAGAAAGTTGGATTTCGATTACTCTAAAGGTATTCTCCCTAAGGGTGGGGTTCCTACTTATTATGGGGCAAAACAATTTGAAAACCTTGCAATAACTTATGCTGCTTATTATAATGGTAAAAGTACTTGTAATGTTAAGACATATATTGAATATCCGGGAATGGATATGATGGAGATTTCTACTGAAGACCTCCCACTCGTTCTTGACAGTTTCTCTGCAATCAAGAAACAGGAGTTCAATCTTTTAGAGGAAGGTCCAACGAAACTCTATCTTCGTGCTTATTATGATGAGGAATACTTTGAGGCGGAAGCAAATATCGAAATTGATAAGAGTGATATGAATCTTACAACTTCAGATGAAGGCGTTGTTCTTTATCTTAATGCTTTTGGTCGAAGCAATGACTCAGATGACTTAAGCGTCCTTGCAAAATGGGAGTACCGTTATCTTAATGCATTGGGGCAGGAAGAAGTAATTACCACCGATTTCTCGACAAACGAATATGTTGTCGTATCTTCTAAGGATAATGATGGGAATATAATTCCACCAACAGGTATTGAAGTTGATAACTGTCTTGAGGTGGACGAACTTCCTCTTGAAGAGAATGAAGATTATGACTTCTTGATTTTTAATGGGGAGTATTATGCATGGAATCGTGAGTTCGACTGGTCAAATACATCAGGATGGTCAGATGGTAAACTTAAACTCGCAAATGGTAATGCAATTACAATTAATTACAAACCATTTGATGAGGATAAACTTGCAACAATGAAGTTGCAGGGAGCAACATTTGAGTTTGAATTCGAGACAACCAATGTATATAACGATGATGCTGTGATTTGCCGTATTTGTGGTAGTGATAATTTTGCCCCTGGTATTAGTATCTATGCTGCAGGTGCTGAATTGGCGATTTCTCGTGATATTGTAACAGGGGATGGGGAGAATTCGGGATATGCTAAAATGGTGTCTACTAAATATAAGGCTGAGGAAAGTAACCGCATATCATTTGTTATTACCCCTGACCTTAATGAGGAAGGATATCGTAATCGCATATTGAGTATTTATGTTAATGGTGAATACTGCGGTGCATACGCTTATGATGCCGGTACAAATTTCTACAATGATTCAAAAATCATGTTCCGAGGAAATAAGGATGCAGGTATTAATATTTATTCGATAAAACTCTACAACAGAGCACTTTCAAGTACTGAAATTCTTGATAACTTCATTTATTATAGGAACAGCAGTGCTGAGAAGAGAGCCCTTTATGAGCGAAACAATATAGTTCTTGAATCTAATAAGGAACAGTTCGATGCTGACAAACTTAAATCATCAATTCCTGTAATGACGTTCTATCAGATTTTTGAAAATGAAAAAATTGAAGACCTTCATCAGGAGAAGAAGAATAAAAAGTTAACAAGACACTTCGATGTCCTTTATACCAATATTCAGAACCCAAGTTATAATTTCTTTGTGAAATGTGCTTATATTACTCCACAGGGTACTTCTTCAATGAACTATCCGGTGAAGAATTTCCGTCTTTATACAGCAAAGGATGATAGAACGGAACTTTATGTTGGTTCAAACATTTTCTTGGATGGTAACCCAGGAAATCGTGATGCAAGTAATCTTAATCCTGAAGCGCTTGTTGCAAAGGGTAAATACGCATTTAAAGAGGGTTCTATACCTGTTAAGTGTTGGTGCCTTAAAGCCGATTTTGCTGAGTCATCGTCATCACATAATACAGGTACTGCACGTTATTGGAACGGTGTGTTGAAAAATGGTGGATACAAGACCAAAGCACAGGCAAAGGCTGAAAAATATGCTGAAGAATATCCATATGATGTCCGTACATGTATCGATGGTTTCCCAATTGTTCTTTTCTACGAAAGATTGGGTGGTGCTGCGCCGGAATTCCAAGGGAAATATAATTTCAATAACGATAAATCAACTGAAGATGTCTTCGGTTTTACCGGCGGTATTGAAATTGACGACCAAGAGGTTCAATATTTTTACATTGGTAATGAAAAGCCTATAATACATGGTGAAGAGGATGATAAAACAGGTGAGATAGAATACGCTTGTTCTTGGTCAGAGGGTGGTTACACTTCAACCCCTGACGTTGATTCGGACCTTTATACATCGAAATATCTTGAGGACGGTTCACAGGAATGGTATATGCTCCGTGGTAAAGAACTTCTTGATAACCCTAAGATGGAATGTTGGGAACTTCTTAACTCGGTTAATGAGCTTGCACTCTTTAAGACTGCCAAGGGATTCATGGTTGGTGACGATGATGAAAAGGTTGGTATTCTCGTAAACGGTTCATTTGACGGTGCTTTCGAGTCTCGTTTCCCTGACTGTGGTGATTATTTCCACACAAACTCTTTGAGGAGATTTGCTGAATGGCTTGTTTCTTGTCGTTATTTGAATATCGACAATGAGACAGGTATGGCTGTGCCGTTCTCACAGGCAGCACTGCCAACAGAAAATTACTATCGTGACGCTGATGGAAAACTGATTATCCAAAGTCTTACTAAACAAACAGGGACATTTAAGATTAGTTATCCTAATTATAATTTCTATACTGAGGTCCCATATGAATCAATTTCATCGCAAATCACTAAAGATGGTTATGCATTGACAGAAATTGCTGATGATGTTATTGACAGTATTGAATACAATGAAGTTGATGTTATTCCTACTGAAAAAGATAGTGAATATGAATATATTAAATGTGGCGACTATTTCTATACATGGCAGTTAAGTAATCTTCTCCGTGTTGATGTACTCCCTGAAGTAGAACAAGGAAATTATGATTTTGTTTGTGTCGGTGGAGACAAATATTATGTATGGAAAAACGAATTTGACTTTGCTCCATATTATGAGGCGCAACGTGTTGATGACACTCCTTTCAACAGAGCATTAAAATTTGCTGTGGAGAAATATGACCATATTGAAATGGATAAGATGGCTGCTTATTATATCTATCTTATGCGTTTTGGTGGTGTTGACCAAACCGTGAAGAATAGTATGTTGACAACTGAAGGACCTAATACAAGTGACCCTAATTCAACATTGCCTTCTCTTTGGTTTTTCATCAACTATGACAACGATACAATTCTCGGTGTGAAGAATGATGGTCGTCTTGTTTTCGACCCTTACATTACTCGTGAGACTAAGGATGGTACTGGTTATGTATATGCGGGCCGTGAGTCTACACTTTGGAACAACCTTGAGGCTGATGTTGAGTTCATGGAACATGTGACTGAGGTTGACAACAAACTTACTGATTCAACTTCAAACCCTCTTTATAGCCTTTCATACGCAAATGCATTGAGAGAATATGACACAAATCAATCTGATATGTGGTGTGAGCGCATTTATAATAAAGATGCTGAAACTAAATATATTAAGACTTATGTAGAGGGATGGACACAGAAGGTCGATAAAGAGGGCACCGCAACTCACGTTTATGAGGATTATCTCTATGACGTGCAGGGTTCTCGTTCGGCTCATAGAAAATGGTGGCTTGGACGCCGTTTCAACGTGTTTGACAGTCGTTTTGCTAATGCTAACTTTAGGGCATCACTTATTAAGTTCCGTTCAACAAACCTCCCTGCAGGCTCTGAGTTTACCATTAAATCAGGTGAACCTGTTTATTATGCATGGGGCCATGATAATGTTATTACGGAGATGACTCCTACTGCACTTATTGCAGGTACAAATCATACTTTCAGAACTGCGTCAGCATTCAATATCGGTTCATATCTTGAACTAATGGGTGCTGCGAATATTTCTACATTTGACCTTCGTGGCTGCGTTGGTGCGTTGACTGAAATTGACGTTACCGGTTGCTATTCTCCTTCAGTCGGTACCAAAATGAAAGAAATTCTTGTTGGTGACCATACACGAACTGATTTAGTGAACAACGGTACTGCAATGAAATTCAGTGGACTTGATGTTGCTGAGAAACTTGAGGTTCTTGACGTAACTAACATCAGGAATATTGATAAACTTGATGGACTTAACAAACTTCTTAATATCCGCAACGTATTTGCAAAAGGTACTTCGATTGCCAATTTTACATTTGCGGATGGTTGCCTTGTGCAATATGTAGAACTACCGTCAACAACTGAAACACTTTCATTGACTAGGTCATCAATGATTTATTATGATGGTATTGTATCAGAAGACCCGACATTTGCGAGATTGAATAACCTTACAATTGACAATTGTAGGAACCTTATGAATGATTTCAACTTTGTATTGAATTGGGTTGCTGTTAAGAGCAATAGGAATGAACTTAACAAAGTTAATCTTAATCTGCAGGGTATCAATTGGGTATTCGATAGAACCAACTATAACAAACTGTTCTCTTTGGCGGGAATTGGTAAGTCGCAGTTATCATCATTGAACGTTCGTGGTAATATTGAGATTAAGTCAGACCTTACCTTCAATGACATTGCGCAACTTAAGTCGATTTTTGGAGTAGATTGTTTCAAGGAAGGTTCTGCAGTGTATATTAAGGCATATACAGGTGTTTATGCGACAGAGGTTCCGTACATTTATGAAGGTGATGGCGATATCCGTATTGACGTAACAACAGTAGGTACACAACTTGGTGGTGAGATATCTGTTTATGCAACAGTCAACGAAATTGAGGAGGATGGTACTTCAGTAAACAAAATTATTGAGGCTACTGAAGGTATTATTACAATGAATACTGATAATCTTAAGAGGGATTATTTCACCATTAAAGTATTGGAGAGCAACAACAATTATACATATTTGAATCTTTCAATAGAATATGAGGATGAGAAAAATGAAATACCACTCCAACTTTCTATCCCAATTAAGAAACGTATCTACCCTTCAGAACTGTCAATTATGTCATTAAAGGATTTGTATGATGATGACGATAAGAATAAACTTTGGATTGATTTCATCCCTTCATCAGTTAATGATGAAGAACTCGAAGGCCGTGGTATATTCTCTGTAAAATGGGAGATTATAGGCGGTTCAAGTGGATATGCAAATAAGGTTTCTCTTACTGACACTGATAAGGAGATGGCATACATTCAGGCCCCTGCGGGTTTTGATGGCGTCGTTATGGTTCAGTGTACAGTAACAAGGGATTATGATGGTTTAGAACTTTGTGTCAACACTAAAGAAATTGGGTTTAAGGACCCTAATACAATTATCACTGAAGCAATGAACGCCCCTGTTTATAACATTCTTGTTGATGCGGGAATTATTGTGGAAGATGAGACTGGTTATGGTAAACTTAATAAGATGGAGGCTGCTAATGTTACCATTGAACAACTCCTTAAAACGGATTATAGCGGTAAGAAGACTTCTATCTTTGCTAATCACCCTGAAATTACATCATTCCTTGAATTCCAATATTTTACAAGTTCTCTTATCGGACAAATGCCACAGGAGGGTAATGTAAATCAGGTACTTATTCCTGAAGGTTTCTTTGCAGGGTGTAGTGGAATGAGAGAAGTGGCATTCCCACCAAGTTTCTTCTATGCAAATGCAAAGATGTTCTCAGGTTGTACAGCCCTCGAAAGTATTTATGGAGCACAGAGTGGGTATGATGAGGAAAAGAACCCTACTTATAAACCGCTGTCATTTAAATATATAGGAGCCCAACTTTGTGAAGGTTGTACTCAGTTGAAGAAATTTGAACTTGGTAATAACTGTGAATATATTGGAAAGCATGCTTTCAGGGGTTGCGAATTATTGACTGACTTTGCGGTTCCATCAATTGATACTCTCGAAATTGTTTATGGTGTTGATAATAACCCATTCCAGGGATGTCGTAACATCAATTTCCTTGGTTCAGAGTATGACGGAGTTTCAAAGGCAAGTAAATGTCAGGTTTATGATGGTGCCCTCTATGAGGTGAATGATGATTCAATAACTCTTATCCGTTTGGGTAAAGATACAGCGTCAGCCAATATCATTAACACAGTTCCTGTATATGCGTGTGGCTATTCAATGCAATATAGAAGAGAAGCCAATGTTGTTATACCTGAAAATGTTATCCTTAATGGACAGTACATATTTGAAGGGTCAGAAGGACAAAGCATAAAGTTGAATTGTTTAACAAATAATAAATCAACAAATTTATTCACCAACACAAATTATGGGAATAACTATGCCTTTGCAAGCAATGAAACGTTAATACCTGATAAGTGTTTCTATCAAAATGGTTATCCTATTAATTGTATTATACCTGAAGGAATAAAAACAATTGGAAGTTCGACTTTCTATTCCGTAAGTAATTTGAAAACCATTACATTCCCTTCAACATTGGAGTCAATTGGAGGAAATTCTTTCTGGTTGTCAAATCAGTTAAAAACATTAAAGTTCAATGGTTTAACCCCACCTACTACAGTAAATGGAGATTTCTTCAATGTGACGTTGGATGAAATTATAGTTAAACCGGAGGCTTATGAAGCATTCTCGACAGGTTTTGTTTCGAATGATAATGGTAAAGAGATTAATCTTCTCTCACCACTCGTTAGAATATCCCATCTTTTCAGTGAAGGATACGTACGCATTATTAAGGATGGCGCAATTCTTTCGGCAGATGAAAACAATATAATTATGGTTGGCGGTCTTGAAACTACTCAGGAAAGTGATTACCATAAGTATACAACTGACGATATCATTACTGATTTGAATATTACTTTGAACGGAGAAGTGGTTGGTATTGTTGAGGGTCAATACACTACGATTTATCTTGGCGATAATTCAATGCTTTTCTCGGGTGAGGGATATAACTTCACTAAAGGTGTTTATGATGACTCGGTTAAGGCTCTGATGGCAACTAACGGATGGTTCTATGATAAACGTTTTGAGGGTATTAGAAATGGTAAACTTGAAGGTGGAACTTCTAGTTCTCCAGTACATACTTCTATGGAGTTCGACCTTTCAATGCTTTCAGATACATCATCGGTTAACGTGGAAATGGGACAGTGGTCACAGTCTGATTATCGTTGGGCGGTCATAACCAATGGTAATGGTGATGAAATTATGAATTTCAAGAGAGACAATGGTTTCAATAAAAAATTGAACATTGCATTAAACGATGATTCAATTATATTTAAATATAGGGGCGAAAACTCTATTGGTACAGGTATTGATGGTTTGGTTGTTAACACAATTGGTAATAAGATATATAGTGACCCTATGATGTCGGCAATGTTACTTTCTAATGATACCACAAATTATGTGCGACCTATTGCAATAACATTGGTATGTGACCAAGATATTCCATATGGAACTGTTATTGAACTTGTTGATAACAAGGGGCATGAATACCGTCGAATATATTCGGGCGAAACCATGTATTTTACGCTCCCAATGAATAATTTCAATGTAAAGGCTAATGGTTTCGTAACTGAGGGCGGTAAAAAGTTTAATACTGTTATTGATACAATTCCTGCATCATTTGAAGGCGATTTTGAAATTGTCTATGAAACTGAAATAGGTGTTGAAACAGTGGGTAGTGTCATTTGTGTGAAACTTTCCGATACTGATTATTACATCGATACTGTAAGCGGGGCAATGCCATGGGGTTCTAAGGGGATTGCAATTGAAGGAACTGATGTTGATGATGTCATGATGTCGTCAGCAAATGGCTTTAAAAATACTAATGCAGTTCTCGCTGCTGACCCTGAGAATGAAATGTTTGCAATTGCAGTAAACAATAATTTCGGCGATAAGACAATAAAAGGTTATATCCCTTCATATGAGGAAATGCTTGTTGTTGCCGAAAATACGGATATTGATTTTACCGGATGTTGGACTTCTGAAACTCAGGGAACTGAAACAGCATGGTGTTTTGATGGAAATGCTTATGATAGAGGGGCTACCATGAAATATTATATTTTTGGTAAAAAGATTGTTTTTTAATAAAAAAATGAAACCGGATTGTAAAATATCCGGTTTCTAATAACTATTTATTGTTGATATGAAAATTAAGAACAGAAAGAACGAATACAAGCCAATTAAAGTTGTTGGTAAAAACAAGTATATCGTAGCATGGGATTATCAGCCAATTTTCAAGAACGGTAAGGAAACTAATCTTGGGATTTGGGAAGAATTCTGTTTTAATCATAAACCAAGCGAATCTGAAATCAAGGATATTATCATCTCTTATTACAATACCAAGGTTGAAGAAAATATATTAGATGGTTATCAATGGAAAGGATATAATATATGGCTTTCTTCTGAAAATCAGTTTAATTATAAGGCAGCATATGACCTTGCAGTGCAGACTAATGGTGCAACACTCCCTTTAAAGTTTAAGTTCGGTGAAACAACTTCTCCTGAATATCATGTTTTTGAAGACCTGAATGAACTTCAGGAATTTTATATGGGGGCAATCGCTCATATCCAAACGGTATTGAATGAAGGTTGGGTAGTTAAGGATTCTATTGATTGGAAATTATATGAAATATAAAATTAAATAACATATATATATGGCAAGACAAACATTAATACATTTACACGGTACGACTCGACTCGCCGATGCTACAAAACTTAATCTTGGTGAGATTGCGGTACGTAATGCTGCAACAAAGGCTGATACTGAGTTGGCTGTATTGACAAGCGCAGGTGATGCTCTTGTATACATACCTTCACTTGATAAGGTAACGGGTTTAACAAGTGCAATTTCAAATAACGTAAATGGAATTGATACTCGTTTAAGTGCTGCAGAGGGTAAAGTTACTGCTCTCGAAACTTTCAGAGATAGCAGCGCAGCAACAAAGGCTGATATTGCCGCTCTTAGTGGAAGTACTTCAGGAAACAGTACTCATGTGACAGTTAAGGTTGACCAGGCTGGTGGTAAAATCACAGGTGTTACAGTAACTGAGGATATGAGTGAGTTCGCTAAGGGTGCTGATTTAACCGCTCTCGGAACTCGCGTTGGGGACAATGAGGCTGATATCGCAGAACTTCAGGCTGCTGTAGGTGTTGGTGCAGGTTCTGGCGAAACCCTTACAAGTCGTGTATCTGACCTCGAAGCACTTGTGGGTGACAGTACTGATGGTCTCGTAAAGGACGTTGCTGATAATACTGCCGCAATTAGTGCAAATACTGCAGCAATTAGTGCAAATACTGCTAATATTGCAGGACACGGCACAAAGATTGAAGCACTTGAATCATCTGCACATACCCATGATAATAAGGGTGTTATTGATGGTATTACATCAGCAAAGGTTAACGCATGGGATAATGCTGAGAGTAACGCAATTGCGAGTGCTAAAACTTATGTTGATTCTGCAATAACTGCAACTACAACAGCCCTTAATGGCCAAATTAGCGCTGTTGATAAGAAAGCCGATGACAATGCGGATGCAATTGATGCTCTTGAGGAACTTGTAGGCGACACTGCAGTTGCAACTCAGATTAGCAACGCAATAGGGGGACTTGATGCATCTGAAACAGGTTCAAGTGCTCATGTAACAGTTAAAGTTGACCAGCTTGATGGCGTTATCACAGGTGTTACAGTAACTGAGGATATGAGTGAGTTCGCTACTTCAGATGACCTTTCAGCCCTTCAGACAAAAGTTAATACACTCGTAGGTGACGATGAAGATATGTCTGCTCGTGAAATTGCCGCTGCAGAGGTTGCGAAGGTTATTGCTGAGGCACCAGAAGATTTTGATACATTGCAAGAAATCGCTGCTTGGATTTCCAGTGATGAAACTTCATCAGCGCAGATGGTTAGTGATATCGACAATCTTAAGAAAGTAACATCAGGATATACTACACAGGGTTCAATTCAGGCTGCAATAACCGCTGCTCAGACAAAGGCTGATAATAATGCAACAGCAATTACAGGTCTTCAGGGGCTCGTAGGCGAGACTCCAGTTGCAACTCAGATTAGCGACGCAATAGGAGCACTTGATGCTACAGCAGGTACTGCTACTGTTGCAAGTGGTAAGCACGTTGCTGTTGAGGTTATTGAGCAAGATGGTAAGGTTACAGCTGTAAATGTTGCTGAAAATGATATTGCATCGGCTGATGCTCTTGTAGGTGTTAAATCAACCGCAGATACAGCCGTTCAGAGTGTTACAGTATCTAATCTTACAGGTGTAAGTGCCGTTAAGACAGGTACTGCAGTAGCGATTGATTTTTCTAACATGACAATTGACTGTGGCGAATATTAATAGGCCTAATAGTTTATGTTAAAATATATGGGGGACCAATGGTCCCCCATTGTTTTTTACATGTATTTTAACTATTTATAGATAATTAAAAAGGTTATAATCAATGGCAAATAATAGAAACATTGTGCACGGCCATGTAAACCGTGTTACGGGAACAACTCAGACTGAAATTAATAATGAACTTGCAAAATTTTTCATAGACGTTCAGCCTGACCATCCTCTATATGATGTTCTTAAAACAGAACAATTGGAACTCAATAAAGGTATTCTTGTTATTAACAATAATGCGAATGACCCAAGCATATACATTAAAAATACATTGGGGGATGTTGTAAAAATATCCGGAAACGGTTCACTTGCAGTAGAGGAATATAAAGACGCAGTTATTGAAGCATCTGCCGAAAATCTTGGACAAATTATATTCGTTAAGAACGATAGTGTATATGACAATCAAACATATTACACAGGGCCTTATATTGTTATAGGTGAAGGTGAACTCATGAAACTTTCAATGTCACTTGCTTCCGGTGATGCTGATGTGGATACTGAGATTGCAGGGTTGAAAATAAGCGTTGGGGAATTAAATTCTGAACTTGATAAAAAAGTTGATATTAAAAGTGGTTACTCACTTGTTTCAGATTCAGATATCACAAAACTTCAGGGCATTGAAACCAATGCTCAGGCTAACGTTATTGAAAAAATCATTGTAAATGGTGAGGAACTTCCGGTTACTGATAAGACTGTTGCATTTACTGTTTCTGTTGATAACATTGAAGGCGTTGCTGATGGAAGAGTTGAAAATGTTTATATTGATGAGGTTGATGGGGTAAAATACCTTGTGTTGACATTTACTGAAGCCGCCCAAAAAGAGGATATTATGGTTGACGTTTCAGAGATGTTTACTGAACAATACTCTTCGGGGGATGGCATTTCTTTAGAAAACCAAATTATTGGAATTAGGTTAGGTGAAAATGAAACTATTCTTGCATTTGATGAAAATGGTAGTCTTGTTATTGCTGAAACGTTTAAAACACGCATATCTGAGATTGAAAATATTTTATCGGTAATTACTGATACAATTAGTGGCCACACAGAAGAATTGGCAAGTCTTTCAGAAACAGTATCAGGTAATACAGAAGAATTGGCGAACCTTTCAATGGTTGTATCAGGATATAGTGAGGAATTGGCAAGTCTTTCAGAAACAGTATCAGGTAATACGGATAGTATTTCGGCAATAAGTGGCGAAACTTCCTCGTTGAAATTGAATATGAATAATTTAAAACCTCAGGAAGTTGAGAATTATGCCACTGCAGTTCAACGTGCCACCGCAAACAATGTAGGACAAATTTTTAAGACCAAGAAGGATTCGGAGTATAATGAGGTTGTTTACCTTGAGGGATTTTATCTTGTTGAAGGTGAAGGAAAACTTTCATATATAGTATCTGCTGACGGTACTCAGGATGAACTTAAGGTTCTTGCTGATAAAATTGAGGAACAGGGAAAAGCTTTCAATGAAAAGACTGAGGCTATTGATGCATATACCGTAAATGGTTATACAATTTCCCAAGAAAATGGCGTTGTTCTTGAAGGCAAGGATATTGTTCTTGATGAAACTCTTGAAGAAGCATCTTATACAATGGATTCAATTGTAATGGGGGATAACGTCAATACTGCTGTGAGGAAAATTGAGAATACTCTTGGGGCAACTGTTATTGCAATGACAGCATCCCTTAATGATATTAATTCACAGGTGAATTGGGCTATAGACACAACAGTTCCGGTGGAGGGTACTCTTACAATTAAACCAAATACATTGCATGTTATTGAGGAACCGGTATCCAATTTAACATTAACTTATGAGGAAACTGAGGGCGAGGTTGCTTATCGTTATTCAGTTCTGTTCAAGACAAGTGATACATTTGGAACAATATCCCTTCCTGCAGATATAATTTTATCAAATATTCCGATTGCTGATTTGGAAACTAATACAAATTATTTGCTTGAAATTCAACACAATTTCGCTAAGTGGACTAAAATGATAGCACTTTAATATAGAAAAGGGAGGTTTTAAAACCTCCCTTTATTATTTCAATAACTTATTCGCGAATGGATTTTCTTTTAATGCCTCAGCCTGTTTTTCAATTTCCTTGCAATAGTTTTCAAAAAGAACTATATCTTGAACGTCAAGATTGAACCACTCATTGCGTTTTTGTTTTGGATACAGTTTTTGGTGAAGAAGCCTTTCGACGAAGAATGGATATTGCGTTTCATATGTTTTCACAAGATATATTTCTCCACCATTTCCTGTTTGAAGTTGTTTGATTCTCTTTTCAACAGGGCCACGTGTCACACCAATTTTGAAAGTATTATCTTGCCCTGAATCACCAAGTATGTAAACTATAGCCATTATTCTTCCCCCACGTATTTGAATGTAATTCCGTTAGTTGTAACTGCGACTTCATCAGCAGGCTCAGGTTCTCCTTCATTATTATATCTATAATAGAAATCTTCATTGACTTTCTGTATCATGTTTTTCCCAACGTTAAAACGTATTTCCATCATAGAGAAATCTATTTCTTTTTCAAATTCTGATTTTAGCAAATCAGCAATTCTAATTAGAATATCACCCTTAGGAATTTTATTCATAACTAATCTCATTATCATCCTTATTCGTCTTAAAGAAAAGTATCTTGAAATCTTCTTTTAATTTGCCCCAAAAACGTTGTCTTTTAAGCCTTCTCCCCGCCTTTTTATTGGGTTTTGAAGGGTTGACCAATTCTTTCTTTATCTCCTCTCCTAAGCCATTTTTCAAGGCTTTTGCGAACGAATTCATTTCTTTATTTCTTTTTGTTTCATCGTTCTTTCTTAAAACCTCGTTCAATATGATTTCATTTTTCATTTCCTCAGTCATCTTCGTAAACTTTTTCTCCTGATGTTATAACCTTATTTTCAAAATATTCTTCAATGTGATGAATAAGCCATACAATACCTGAGGTGAATGCTCCGTCACAACTAGCCGCTAACCACCAAAGGCCTGTAACACTACCAAACATGATATTAAACGGTGTAAATGCAATTGGAATTAGGAACCAATTTATAATGGATAATACAATTCCTAAATTGGTTGGAAGACACATCATGCAGGAAAAAAGTTGACCAAAATGTTCATCAATGTAATCACTCCAATATCTTAATTTTTCAAAAATACGAAATGGCCCGGACCCAAAAACAATAATATTACAAATCCCATAAGCCATTATAGAATAACAAAGAACAATTAACCAGCTAGACATGATTCACCTTCTTCTATTTTTTCATTATTATCTTCGATATTTTCTTCAGTTTTACGGGTGTTTTTTGGTTTTTTCTTTCTATATTTGAATTCTATTGTTTGAAGTACATCAAGAGGTTCTTCCTCGAATATTGTTTGAAGTTCGTTTACCTTTTCCAAGAAAAGTGATTTTTTAATACCCGCAACCTCATTAAATGTAATTGTTTCATCAATTGCATTAAAAATTTTATCAATTCCTGTTGCAAGTGTCGCTGCAAAATAATATCCAACGCCATCTTCTGTGGGCATTACTTTCACATCATGTTTTGCAATGATTTTCTCACTTATTTTCCACTCTTTAGGAAAATCCACAGTAAGGAATATGATTCCCTCAGCAATGTTCATTTTTCTGAACCTTGACCCCAACTTTGCAATTTTATCATTAAGTTCCATTAGAATCCAATTCCTGTAAAGATTATTGTAAAAATGTAAGCCAATGACAAACCTATACCCCAAAGTCGTGTTGTTGTCATGTCAGACTCTCCCATACGTAATGAACGATAGAATATAAATCCTTCTTTGATAAGATTAAGGATTGCGAATATAAGTATAAAAACAAAAATCTTAGTCACCATATCTTAACATATTTTATAATGAAAATAGTTATTTTATGGTTTATAGTAAACAAAAACAGGTGCTTTTAAAAGCACCTGTCGTTATTTTTTAAATTTTAAATAGATTTTTACAATTCCAATTCCGACGACAATAACAAAGAACCCAAGCAGCCACCAATAAGTTTTAGGATATTTAACTTTCTCCACCTCCACTTCAACAGGCACCTCTTTTATTTGTATTGAATCACGATATACAATTTTTTCTTCTGTAATATACCTATCTTTATATACGATTTTCTCAGATATAACAGTATCTTTATTTTCCAAAGAATGGATTATCATTAACGAGGTTGTGTCAACATAAGCAGTTGATTTAGCCACGCTTGTTTCGAGATTGCTTGTGTCGATTTGTGAAATTATATCCATCACTTTTTCACGAGGGATTTGCACATAAATAATAGAATCAATAACTCTTGTGCTGTCTCGAAAAATAATGCTATCACGTGTTGCCACATCGGTTTTATCGGTTACCGGCACATGTTTTATTGTTCCGCATCCTCCTAAAGATGCAAGCATTACAAAACTCACGAATATAGTCAATAAAATGTTTTTTTTCATGTTTTTCTTCATTTTCTTCAGTTATTTTTTTTTTCTTCGGGGATTTCTTCCTCGAATGTATAATCAGCAAGTCTATTTAACCATCCTTTTAGGAAAACCTCTTGACTTGGGTTATTTTTGCATATATTATAATAGAAGTTTTCGCGCTCTTTGTAAATCTTATCGAACAAAGGTTTCTGTTCCATTGAATTTAATGATGACATTGTAATTGGTCCTACAATCCCATCATCTTTGACGCCTAATATTTTCTGTATTTTTTTTGACACTGTTTTAACACCGCTCATCCACGCCCAATCTACAATAATATTAGCAATGCTTTGGTTTTTAATGGAATCTCCACACATGGGGTCCCAATATCCATTTTTGAAAATTGCAAGCCATTCATCATCAGTAATACATTTAAGGTCGGTGCATGTTTTTGAATAACCGTAGAATTTTTGATAGGTTCCGATTGTTATCCCTTTCATGGTACACCTACCCTTATCTGAAGGATGGTGAGAATATCCACCTTCCCATTTCAATATAAGTGGCATTAATTTTTCAGCGTTAGCCATATTTTTTAGTTTTATAACAATAAATAGGAGAATAATTAAAAGAAAAAGGCGGTTTTAAACCGCCTTTTTTATACAAAATGTTTATGTTATATTTTAATTCGTTCACCGTATTGTTGGTTGATTTCAAACAAAAGGGAGAGTTCAAGAGCGCAGTGTCTAATATTTTCTCTTACTTCATCACAGTTATGGTCAATGTATCTTTCATCATAGGAAACAATCAGAAGCGCAAGAGGTTTATCTACACCTTCAATGGTGACAGCCGTAAAATGCTCTACGCCGCTTGCCTTAAGTCTATAACAGAATGAGCGGTCAATGTCTTCCATATCATGAATATCCCCACACCAATATCCTGTTGTCGCCATGTGGCTTGCAAATGGCATTAAACTTAAATTGATTTCAGCATAATCATGGGCAATGGGCATGACGCCAACATTTATTGCTTCATAAGTTGCAGAACATTTACGAAAAGGGAGACCCGTTACACTTTCAGTACCATTATGATATTCGAGAATAAAGACACGTGCACTATTTGTTTTAAAGTTCAGTTTTTCTATAATTGTGTGAATTTTCATATCAATATGTTCACGGTCAATCATTGCCACCTCATGTTGTTTGTCCAACCAAGTTTGATATTGTTCGAAAATCCATGTTGGGTTTTTAATGAAGCCTATTGTTGCTGCAATAATCAATATATAGATAACTGCCTTAAAAATTGTCTTGAATTTGTATTTCTCAACAATCTGCAGTGCTTTCTCAAACCAATTTAACCCTTTGTCAATCTTTTCTTCCATGATAACCCTTATTTCTTATAATTTCTTATATTATTCAGGGTTTCACGCACCCCATCATTATTTTCATACATCCTTCCTTGTGAAGTTGTTCTTGTTGTTTTTTCACCCAATTTGAAACCATACAGTGCTTTCATGCGTTCAATACTTTCGTTAACTTTCTTTTCATTAGTGTGTTCAAGAATGACAGCACTTTCTTTACCACTGTACTGATTTTTAGTCCATTCGAGAAGATATGTTTGGTCATTCATATCCTTCATCCTGAAACGTCGTCCTTCAATTTTCATTTCATCAGGAATCTTTGACATCATGTGTTCTTCAGTAAGGAATTCAGTCCTTTTGAATCTCACGGTTTTGACACTTTTTTCTTCATACATGTCTTCCTTTTTGAATGTTCCGTCAGGAAGTTCACGAGCCTGTAACCCTGATTTTTTCAAGTCTTCTTCCTTCTGATGAAGTTCCTGTCCTGCCTCTTTTGCCACTTTATAAAAATCATCACCAAATTCAGCATTTTTTTCAATGTCATTCTCTTCTTCAGCCTTGCTTGTATAACCTTTGGCTTGCGCGTGAACCCTTTCTTTATATTCTTTACCCGGGTCAGAATTGAATGTGTAATCGAGGGTTGTTTTGTTTTTATCTTCCTTTTTAGGAACATCATGTTTAACTTTCACCTCTTTTGCGTCAGTTTTGGTTTTGGCATCTTTGTAGGACTTTTCATTGTTTTTCTTGTTTTCGCTCTCAACGCCATCTCCAATTACAGGATTGAATTGGCCTTGACTTTCCTTGATGAGTTCTCTCATCCTTCCTACTGTAATACTTTTGTCCATTGTTTATAGTTTAATATAATTTATAGTTTCTACCTTGTCCTGTGTTTATTTCCATTCCCGCCATAAATTGTCTGTAAACCAATTTTTTCATTTTTTCTTCATCGGGAATGATTTGTTGCTTTTCATCCTCAAGTTCCTCAGCAATTTTCATTATTTTTTTTGCTGCATCAGGATTTATATTGGAATAATAGTCAAATCGTGTCATTTTTTACCGTCCTCCACAGAAGTTTTAATCAAGTCCTTATGATTGTATGTAGGGTCATCATCCTTTTCAAAAGGTGGAGCATCATAACCGAAATCACCTATTGCAGTATCCATTACAGCCTCCTCTTTCAATGCTTGGAGCCTGTCATATTGTTCTTGTGTGACGTAAATTGTTTTTCGCCTGAGTGGTTTACCAAAAAGAGGCTGTTCAAAAGCACCTGAAGCATCTGCAGATGTTGCACCGCCATCCTCCTCATTAATTACACAACCATCAGCGATGTTGATTTCAAATAGTTTAGTATAAAGCCTTTTGATTTTTCTTTCAAAGTTCTGACGAGGGATTTTGTATGAAATTGTAAATTGGTCTTTATCCCCTGAACTGTCGATTTTTTCATCTTTAATAATAACCCCGTTATCAATAAGCAATGATAATGCTTTTTCACCATCTAACCCATTAGCAATAAGAAAAGCATCGGGTTTTGCATATATGGGGTCGGTTAAAAGTTGTTTTAGATACGCCTTGATATGAGACATGAAACTGAAGAAGGTGACTTCCTCATTAATCATCTCAATATTTTTTCTCAAGGCATTAACCTGAGACTCATTTATAAGTATGGTTCTCATGTTTTATTATCTCTTAAGTTCTGATTCGTAAGAAGATTTCCTTTGCCAAAGCACACGAAAGAGGTCAGTAACCACATCAGTTGTGATTTCTTTGATTCGTTTTTCAAATTCTTTATCACGCTTGATTAACTGCATGACATCATCTCTGTCGAACTCCTCTCTTATATGTTTTTTACAGTTTTTCATTTATCTTTTTCTATTACTGATAAATAGCAATATAAAACTAAAAAACCACTCATTTCTGAGTGGTTTTTGTTATTTAATTTTTCCTAACAAGATTTTCAAGTTGTTCCAATTCTTTAGCGGATGTTTGCCATTGGGTTTTCCAATTATTATAAAATCCCATTAACTTATTGAGAGTCTTTAAGTTTTCTTTATTAAGAATTAAACCATCGGCCCACATGAAACAACCATCGCCTGTGTTATTTTTCAACACAAACTGCCATTTTAAATTATTAAGGCTTGGTATTGTTCCAGAAAAAACCATATTACCGGTTTCAGGCATATAGATAAGTGGACTATCTGCAGGATTTTCTTCATTTGGCTTAGTAAACTGTGCACCACTATCAACTGAAGATAAGAACTGATTCATTTGGTTTGTCAGAACATTATCACCGAATTTAGGGTCATCGGTTATTGCAATCGCACTTTCAATTGTTTGTGCCTCAGCCTCTTCCTTGATGAGTCCTTTTTTTGCCTCCGTATTTTCTACAATTCCGCGACGTATAGCATCAAGCATATCACATGCGGTTGAATAACTACTTTTTGCCATTTTATTAATATTTTTTAATATGCTATGCCATTCCAAACGTTAGTAAAACGAGGATTCGCTTTCTTAACCTTCTCAACAACTTTTGTGATTTCAGGATATTTTTCTTCCATCTCGTTAATTTTTTCCGCTACTGTTGCAACGAGTTCATCTACTTTTTTTAACTCATTGTCAATAATTTCTTCAACTTCCTCCGGTTCTGAAGCCATAATTGTTTCAATAACATTTTCTGCAGGTTGCAGGTTTTCCATCTGTTCTTTTATGTCTGAAATTTCATTTTCAACTTGCGTTTCAATTTCAGTTTGTATCTGCTGTTCCATTAATGTCACCTCAGACTGAACCTCAGGGGTTTCAGTTGTCTTTGTACTCTTTTTAACCATTTTCAAAACAAAATTTATCTTTTATAAATATCTTTAGAAAAGCAATTCTCAAGTGCCGAAACACGTAGTTTTTTCATTGCTTTTTCATATATCTGTCTAACTCGTTCTTTAGTTAATCCCAATTCATTTCCAATTTCTTCTAATGTTTTAGGCTTGCGTTCACCAATGCCGCTATATTTAGTAACAATGAATTGTTCTCTTGGGGTTAAATCTTTTAAGAGAAGGTTTACAACTGTATTAATATCCTTTTCTCTTTCAGATTCAGAGTTATCTTCAATGTAGATATCATCACTCATTTTTTCATCAATGTAATCAGCCTCCTCATAGGTTTCCAATTCATTGTATTCAACAGGCAATTCTTCTGAGGGGAGAGAATTTCTTTTCTTAAGGGCTGATAATATCGACTCCCTAATCCAATTTACTGCATAAGATATAAATTTATTACCAAGTTCAGGTTCAAATTTATCTGCAGCCTTAAAAAGCCCTGCATTCGCTTCTTGAATTAAATCAGAATATGATAATCCAAGCCCTTTATAATTTTTCGCAATATTTGCAGCGAATTTCAGATTTGATTGAACCAACTTATTTCGTGCATTTACATCTTTTTTTTCTCTCCATCTTTTTGAGAGTCTTCTTTCTTCAGCCCTTGTTAAGGGCTTAGTGTTTGTTATGTCTTTAAAATAATATCCTGCGTTTACGTCATAGATATTATTAAAATCTTTTAACATTACATTCTCATGTTTCTTTTTTTATTTTAAACAGCCTTTTGGCTAATTGACGATATCTGATTCTCTTTTCTTACCGTTATGATTGACGTGTGCCAATCTATAATCTGATTAAGGTGGGTTATGTGGAGGACAACACTATAATCTTTTACTATACGGTCAAACAAAAGTTTGATATTTTCATAGTTTTCCTGTGCTACACCACCAAGTACCTCATCAAGAAGAAGAATTGACGGACGGCTTAATGTCGAAATGTTCCCAAGAACAACTCTCAAAGCCAATGCCGCTGCAGTCTGTTCAAATCCTGAACCACCTGACAATTTTGTAACGGTGTTATTTCTTACAAGATTAAACGCAACATCATTGTGGTCGTCAATGACAACTTCAACATCAAAATCACAAACTCCTGAGAGAAGACGTTTAAGTTCTCCGTTTATCAGAGGTAGAGCCTGACGTAAAACCATTTTTCCAATACCATTCTTACCAACAAGAGTGAGATATATTTTCCACGTCTTGACAATTTTTTCCTCATTGTCAATCTGAGAAATTATGTTTTCTCTATTTTTAATGTTGTCTTGAAGAGTTTTATTTTCATTTTCAAGGCCATTTATTTGAAGGAGAAGATTATCTCTAATACCCTCTTCAGTTTTTAATGAAACATTAAGGACATTAAGTGAATTTTCTATCTTATTATTCGCTTCAATTACAGCCTTATTGTCTTCAAGGGCTTTCATTGTCTGCCTGAGGTCTTTAAGTTTAAGTCTAAGAACCTTTAAATCAGCATCATACTTATCAATAAGTATTGATAAACGACTTTTTTCATTAAAAAGACGACGATTTTCGTCCATTTTAACGATATTTTCCTTAATTTCGTTTAATTTCCCGTTCTTTTTCTCCCCATCACTGATAAGAGTTTTAATTTTTTCTTCGTTTTCTGCAATTGTTGCGCTATAATTAACCCCTTCAAGTTTTCTTTTACATGTGGGGCAATACTCTGAAGCAGCGAGATTTTTATTTGTCTCGCGGAGTTGACGTATTGTATTTTTAATACCGTTTATTTCAACAGCAAGATTTTCCCTTTTATTTTGCAGGTCCTGATATTCGTTTTCGGAGAATTCAACATTAGCAATTGCATCAAGGTCGTTTTTCGTTTTATCCATTAATGCCTTTGTCTGTTTTCCTTTCTCAGTGACATCTTCAATTTGACGCTCAATTGTATGCACATCTACTTTGGTAAGGGAGGAGTCAACTTCTCTCTTGGCTGAAAGAAGTGCTTCTTTTTGTTTAGCCAATTCATCGCATCTCTTGGTAGAGTCAGTGTGTTTTACTTTAGTCTCATCAATTCTTTTACTATTATCTTCGATAGAGAGATTAAATGCATCAATTTCAGTTTTCAACACTTCACGACTATATATGTTGGAAAGAAGTGACTTTGATATTTCTTTATTCCACTTCTCACGTGCGATGGCATCTTTTTCCTCAAGAGGTAGAAGACCAATCCATTTAGAAAGAAGACGCCCCCTTTCAGTATCCTTAAGGGAAATTAAAGACTTAAGATTGTCGGAATTAGCACAAATTACGAGGTCAAAATCTTTTTCGTTACCAATAGCCTCTTTAATGATTTTAGTTGTTTGAACATTATTCTCACCTTCCATGTTTTCAATATCGTCAAGAACCTGTTCTTCACCGTTGACGACTTTGAAATATTCCACCTTCTGCGTAACCTTGCTTTTTGCTGTACGTCTTTTATGTGCGGGGCGAGTAAGTGTGCGCCTAATGATATAATCTTCACCGTCTATTTCAATACAACCTTCAACCTTAACTTCTGTTGTTTCCGGACGATATCTATTAAAGATACCTGCAAGGTCGTCAGCCTTACCCGAGGTTGTCTTACCAAAGAGTACGAAATGAAGAAGGTCATATGCAAAAGTAGATTTACCGCTCTGATTAGCAGGTTCACCATTAAGAAGAACCAAACCATTCAAAGTTGTAAAATCAAAAAAGTTATCATCTCCATAAGAAAGGAAATTTGACCACTTTAACCACTTGATTTCATATCTCTTGAACTTATCATATACCTCATAATCTATGAGGGAGTTAATATGACTGTCGATTTTAATGATTTCATTAAAATCATAATCCTCGATATTGTTTTCATCAAGATATGCTTGGAAAAGTTGCTGTTGAAATTTAGGGTCCTGAATGTTTTGTATTGTGTCATTGGTCAATGCAACCTTTTCTCCTTTATTATTTAAGGAGATAAAAATAGGAACAATTTCTACATTCTTTGATGGAACACCGTATTTCTTTGCGACGTTTTCTCTGATACTTTCTTCTTTTTCCTTTGAAAAATCAACAGGAAGCACTTTCCATTCAATTGTTATTTTGGCGTTTTCGCCAATTTTCAAATCTTTAGCCATTAATTTTATAATTTACGTTTTTTACTTTTTTTTTCCGTTTGTTTTTGGGTTACTTTTATTTCTTCATAATAATTTTTCGGGACCTCTCCTTTGTAACGTTCAATATCACAATCATCATTAAAAATGGTTTTAGGTTCGTCTACAATTTGAATTTTTTTTTCCACCACTTCAGTTTGACTTATTGAATTGTTTCGCTCGTGGAGTATTGTGGTTGATTGGACATCAGAAAAACGCCCGTCTACTTCAGTATTATGAATTTTAGGTTTTAATGAAACCTCCCCAAATGGGGTTTCCCCATATTTTTCTACAGTAAATGATTTTTTAAGAAGTTTGTTGACAAAATCTTTCATCACCAAACCATTCATTCTACAATATTCTTTTATGTCATTATGTAATTTATTTTCAATGTCAATTGTCATAACAAAAATATTTGTTGCAAATATAGTGATAAATTTTGATACTAACAACTTTACTTTTAAACTTTTTTAACTTATTTTTCTTTAAAAGATGTTGAATGACTGAAGCAGATAATATACGAATTACCGAGAAAGATGACAAAATTCATCGTGTCATCTTGGGACTTGATATTAGTACCTCATGCATTGGGGCATCAATTGTTATTGATGACGGTGTAAGTAAACCTGAAATAGTAAAAATCACTCAGATTTCACCTAAAGTGCCTAAAGATATTAGTGGTATTGAGATTTTGTTTATTAAGAAACAAATTTTCGAGAATGAATTTATTGTACCATTAAAAGAATTTGGTATAACTGATGTTATAATTGAGGAACCTCTCTTATCATCCAATAACATTTCGACTGTCGGTAAACTTATACGATTCAATGGTATGGTTTCAGAGGCAATATATCATCATCTTGGTATTGTCCCTAAATTTATTTCATCATATGATTCTCGTGCTTTTTCTTTCCCTGAGTTGTGTTCAATAAGAAAATATAATAAAAAGGGAAAGGAATATCCTCTTGCACATATAAAGAAAGATATTAATTCAAATAATCTCGTTCTTTTTGGTGCCTATCCTTATGATATTGACAAGAAAGTCATCATGATGGACCTTGTAAATAACCTTTATCCTGATATTGAATGGTCAAGAAATGGTAAAGGGGAGATTAAAAAAGAAAATTATGATGCTTGTGATTCTTTGATTTGTGCATTAGCATACATTAATGTTAATCGCTATGGAATTGAAAAACCTGAGATATTCAACCCTGATATTGAAAAAACTGATGGCGGCTACGTTATTAGATATTCAACAAAGATTTGGGGTAATATCTATGATAAACGTCTTGAACTTGGTAAGACTACTGAATAGGAAACCTACAGTCAATCTTGATATATTTTTGCACGAAGTCTTTCTTTTGGATTTTTCATAAGAGAGGCTTCTTTTTCTTAGTCTTTTACCTATTTATAAGAAATTAAATTAGTATACCATGAGTTACTTAGGAGATATACGTGAAAATTCAATCGGCCCAAACGGTGAACTTTGGGAGGGTGATAACAGGATAGAGGAACGTCATTATTGGAATGGTGCATATATTGACCTTTGCAACCTTCCGGGAGAAGAATATTCAAAAACTATTTTTATTACCAACGGTAGTGGTTCAGGTTCCGGTTCTGATTCTAATACCGGAGATACAACGCCTACAATACAAACCAAGGCAATGTCACTTGAGATAGTGAATGGTGACGCTGTTGTTATGTTTGCGGGAACGACTGCTTCTGATATGTATGTGGCAATTTCTTACAATGGTGATGAACAATACACTGTTAAAATAGAGAAAGGAACTTCAGGCGCTTCAGGAATTCAATTCGGGCTTGGGGATATTGCCTCTATTGAAAACTATGGTATTGGTGGTTCTGAAACCGATGCCCTTGCAGGTAAGAAAACTTATCAGGATGAGGAATTTAAGTATCAGATAACACTTAATGCACCGGTAGTTTTCCCAGTTGCATATCAAATTGCAGCCATGAAAGGGCATATTGATACTATGACAGATGAAGAAATTTTTGATGCAATATCTGTTATAGATAGCATAACAATGGAGAGTGAAAGTGCAACTGAGACATTTGTTGCTGATATTGAACCTATTGCAATAGAGGGTCTTGCAGAAATGTCCCCTGCTGAAATAACTGAGGTTCTTCTTAATAATGCTCAGGATATTATAATCATCACTGACCGTGAGGTTGTTGATATTCTGGCTGCTTCCACAAACGATTCTGTTATTGAAGGATGGAATAAAAGGGAGCATGATGCAATAATTGATGGCGTTGCTTACCATGTATGGTATAAGACGGCTAACGACACAGAACTTTCTGCTGTCTATGACCCTGCAGTTCCTGAGGCTGTGATTGATATTCCAGAAGATTCAATAACTTATATAATCAAATACGCATAAAGATGGCAGTTATAAATTATTCAGACCAATTCAAATACTCTGGTAAGGGTTATATTGATGCTAAGGTTGCACCTGTCGCCAATATTGAAGACCTGACTAAAATCAGTTCATTTGTATTGGCCAAGTATTACACGCCTGGTATGGTTGTGATGGTACTTGATGATGGCCTTGGTGAGGGCCCCGCACAGTATATTCTTACTGAAGATTATTCTTGGGAGAAGTATGGCTCTATTGACTTGGGGAAAGTCGAGGAGCGTGTTGATGCAGTTGAGGGTGAATTGAAAAATCTTGATTCACGCATTAAGGATATAGCATCAAAGGCAGATGAAAATGCAA